TGCCGATTGCCATTTACTTAGCCTTCCGCTTGCGTGATTTTCCGGCTTTTGCGTACGCGATTGCTACCGCTTGCTTTGGTGGTTTTCCTGCTGCTATTTCCGTTCGTATGTTTTGCTGCATCACCTTTTTGCTCTTGCCCTTCTTCAATGGCATAACGCCAGTCCTCAACGGATGCCAGCAGTGTAGAACGATCAGCAGTAGCCCAGCCCTTGTCGGTATAAACCGCTGGCACCCACGCTTCACCCTGCAATGCCTCGACAGGATCAGAGAAGACAAAGAAGATGCCTTCGTTGCGAAAGTGCCTAAGACTCGGCAGCTCCATACCGTCTCCTAAGTTGTTCCAAGGTTAGTTCGCTGCCATCATCGCGCACAAGTTTTGCCATGGCATCCTTCGGACCATATTTGTTAGCAAGCAAGTCGAAATAGCGAACACGCTCTTTGCCTAGCACTTCAGCCTTGGTGGCAGCATCCTGCTTGGCTAGCCACTGACCGTAAGACGTATCAGCAGGGACTGGACCATCCATGCTTGAGCGTTTACCTGGTGGTGGCGGATCAAAGCCAAGCGCCTCGTAGTCAATCACCGGCACCGTGGTTGACCTGCAGTTGAAGTGCTGAGGCGGTGTAGGTCCTTTGCCATATTCAAACTCGCGTCCGTCTAACGCTGCACAGATCGAGGATGTTCGAGCATCGAGTGTGGCGACGTACCGATAACGCGGTGTGATGTCCTGGTTGGCTTCGTAGACCTGTTGGCTGGCAGCGTTAGCAACCTGATTGACGCTGGTGCGAACTAGCGCCATGACTTGCTGATCAGTTGCCTTGGTTAAATCACCACCACGCTGGGCGAGCTGTTTTACGCTGCCGCGCTGCCCTAGCTCAAGGTTGCCGATCAGGCGTTTAGCAATGGCTGGTGTCGGTTCACCTGTTAGCAAGCCGTTTCGTACGACCTGCGCGAAACGCTCTGCTTGATCCTCTGCGATTCCACGAAATGCCTTCCGCACAACTTGTCCGTTTGGCAGCGTGATGGTTGCGCCTTTGGCAGCAGTCAGGCTGAAGGTTTGCGGTGCGCCTTGCACTGCAGCGAACAGATCATCACTCAAGGTGACGACGTTGATTTGGGTTGGATCTGTTGTGACGACGGATTGTGCAAACTGCGGGCTGATTTCAACGGTATTGACTGCGTTTCTTGCACCAGCAGGCAAGACACGTTTTAGCTGATCCTCGACAAACTCAGACTGCAAAGCTGCTAAGCCCTGCAGTTCTTGAGTCATGGTGTTGACGCTGGCATCAGACCAGGTGCCTAACGATTCTTTCAGCTGAGCGAGAATTGCGCGAAGTCTGGCAGCCTTAGCTGGTGCAGCCAGCTCATCAATCGTGCGAAGCTGATTGACTGCATCAACGATGATGTCGTTGTAACTGCTAACGATCTGCCTAGCGACGCCATTGCTGTAGCGGTTAAGGTCAATCGCGTTACGATATAGAGCTGATGGGGTAGCCATTATTCAATGCCCAGATCCTGTGGTTGACAGGCAGTTTGCATTGTTACGTCGGCGCCAGACTTTAATGCCTCTTTGATCAGCATGATGACAGCTTCTGGTGTTTCCTTTGTGCCGTTTTCTACGTTCATTTCTTCTACGGTGTATAACCTGCCGTTGCGATACCAGCTCAATCTGATGACGGCAAAAATGTGAGGTTGCATCTGCCCTTTAACGCAGACGAGATGTTGCCTGCGTGGTTTCTTGGCTTCCATAGCTAACCTCCATAGCCAGTTCATCATGCCGGGATTTCTTCTAGATCCTCAGGCTCTAAAGATTCTTCTGGCATTTCTTCTTCCATCGCTTGCGGCAGCCGAGGTTCAGGCTGTGCCATCTCGATTAGACCGCCAGCTTGTGTTGCCTCGATCTCTTCCTCGATGTCAAACTCATCGCCTAGCACTTCCCCTTCACTGAGCCTATCGAGCAGGGTTTTCTGTGTGATTGTCCCTGCGGTGTAAAGCTGAAGCAACGCCTGGATGTCCTGCGGTTCAAGGCGTGAGCCAAGGAAGTCGCGGTTAACGTAGCTGCTACCAACCTCGGTAATGTTGAGATACTGCGCGTGATAGGCCAGGCAGTTATCAATCAGATCTTGCATGTTTTGCGCGATCACCATCATCGTGCTGTCGCCTTGACTGCGGTCGATGCGCTTAGCCTCTGCAGTTTCTGCCGATAGCTTTTGCCCTAACACGGCAGACAGACCTAGCTCATTGATCTGGTAAGCGATCTGCTCCAGCCTGCGAAACTGCGATTCAAAGCTGTTGCCAGAGGGTTCGATGTACTCTGCTTTGCCTTCTGCTGGGAATGCGATTGCTTCACCAGGACCAGCGGATACTTCCTCTGCGCTAGAAGGGAAGCCAAAGAAAGCAAGCATCGGGACAGCACAGATGTGAAGCTGATTGTCAAGATCAGATTGAACTTGATAGGCTTTCAGGTTCAGCTCCGCGATGTCTTCCATCGGCGGACGCGATTCAAAGAAGTTGACGCGGTTGGAGTAGGCAACGCTGAAGGGGATTTGGCTGAGCGTTGTGGTCCCGCTATCGAATATCTCAAAGTCGCCGGACTTTTCATCACGGCGATGCAGCTCAAAACCGCCAGGGGTCAAGACTCGTACCTGCTCGACTTCCTTCTCGCCGTACAACCCATCAGGCACGATTACCTTTTCCAGTAAGCGAAGCTGACTCAGTTGCTGTGCTCCGTCTACTAGTTCCGTGCGCCAGCCGAGAATCTCACGCGGCGTATAGCTAACCCAATACGGTCGTCCATTTTCACCAGCAGCAGGAGCATCCACAAGCACGCCAACATGCCCGTAACGCACCATCTTTCGTGCGGCTTCATAAACCCAGACGTTGAGGTCGTTGCCTAGCAAGTCAACGTCAAATAGCTGTTCACGCACGATGTCAGATACATCGTTTAACCGGACAGGCTTGCGCGTCAACATGCCAGCCAGCATCCGTTCAAGGCGGACGTAATACGGCGAGCACACTGAACGAGCGAGCCTGTTGTCGTAGCTTTCGTCCAGCTCGCGTGGTTCTTGCGGCAGGTAGCGGCGATGCTTACGGCGCATCCCATAGGTGCCAGACAGTAAGTCTTCAATCAGGATCCAGTGAGGCTCCTGAGCGTGCCAGGCGGTGTTGGCATCGTTGACCTTGGTAACGGTGCTCCGCGCCATGGGGCGGTCGTAGAAGTTATACCCTGAGTACATGGCGCCGCTTCGATAATCAAAGTTTAGGGGCTGGCATTAGCCAACCCCATTAGATCAAACAGCTACAGCCACATCGGCAGAGGCAGCCTGCAGCGTGACGGACTTGCGACCAATCTTGATCTCAAACTCGTCACCAGGCTTGAAGCCCATTTCCTGAACGTAGCCTTCACCAATCTGCAGCTTGCCGTTGAACTGCACCTTGGTCTTGTAGGTCAAGGCACGACCACGCTTGCTGTTGGACTTCATTTCAAAGCCCTTGGCTTCGAGAAGTGCTTCGTAGAAGGCGGTGTAGCAGAGCTTGCCGTTTTTGTCGGTGTAGCCACACTCGCGGACAAGATCTGATTTGTTGAGATCTTTAAGCTCTTTGACCTTGGCGAGTAGTTCTGAACCCTTGAGCATGAGTAGGGGTAAAGCGAACGCTGCTTAGTATATCCTGATCCCCGTGCTTTTGCCAGCACGCTCATACAGAGGGTTAAACGCTCCAAGTATCAGGTAGCCTAAGCCGTCAGTCCAGTGCTCAATGCCTGCGCTTTTGTCGATGACATAATCGTCAGCGCCCTGCTTGTAGGTTACGTTTTTGAGCGCCTTGATCGTGTGCTTGCAGCGGGGGTGAACGAACAGCTTGAGATGCCCGTCGGCGGTGCGGATCATCCAGTTGGTCGCGTTGATCTTGTCCTTCACTGCCCAGGGCGCTTTCGGGCTGATGCATTGGAACCCGTAGCGGCGGATGATGTCATGGTCTGTGCGACCTGCCGAGCTGGTTTTCCTGGCAGAGCCGGTGGGATCTGGGTAAGCGATGATGCGGCGATCAGGGAAGCGCTGTTTTAGCAGCGTGCAAACTTCATCGGTATTTGACTGCTGAACGGCTAGCTCATCCCAGATGTGCAGGGTATCCCCGACTCTGCTGCCGAGGACGCCTGCCATGATGCTGACGTTAAAGTCAGTGCCCCAGTAGATTTCACCGCCGGTATCTCTGGCGCTGTCGGTGATGTTTTCATCGCTGAAGTCTGGGTAGACGCGACCGGATAGCGTCTCAAAGCTGGCTAAGTATTCCTGACGAAACGTGCGTTCATCTAGCGTGCGCCGCGCTGCCTCGACTTCCTCAGCAGGAACGTTCCCACCTTGAACTGTGGTGTAGCTGAAGGTTTGCCAATCGCTCTCCTGCTGCGCTTGCTCCCATAGATCGTGAAACCAGTTAAGGCCTGCAGGTGTTGTTATGAACCATGCCGGACCGCCTTGATCTGATAGGGCTGGGCGTAGCACCATCTCCCAGGCATCCTGTTTGACGTAGGCAGCCTCGTCGATGACTAGGGATGAGAGGCTAACGCCGCGAAGGCTGTCGGCATTTTCTGCCCCTTTTAACGCAATGATGCTCCCATTTGCTAGCTCGACGCTTAGCTCAGACTCGTTTCTTTTAACGCAAGCATCAGCAGGCACCATCGTTTTGAGCTGCCGCCATGCAATCTGTTTCGCCATCCGATAGTTAGCGGTGACGTACCAGTTCAAGCTGCCTGGCTTTTGCAAAGCCCAAGCGGCTAAGCGAGCGATGCAAAGGTAAGTTTTCCCAAAGCGCCGTCCAGAGCAGAGCAGCTTAAACCGTTCGTCGCTGTCCCAAACCTGCCGTTGCGGTTCAGTCAGGCTTTCGTATAACTCCTCAGCAAAACCAGACCAGTCCGTTGTAGAGCTGCCCGTAATCGGCTCTTCTAGCAGCGTGCCACCTGGCAGGACGTCGAGGATGCTCACTCAAAAACCCGAGCAATTCGCGCCGCAGTATTGATACATCCCAGAGCAACGTGCGGCTGGTTACTCTTCCGGGCTTCCTTTTGGAGAGAAGCAAGCTGGCTTAGCAGCTCTGCGACGAAGGTTTTGCGGTCGATCTCCCAGTCAGCCTTAAGGATTTCGCGGGCATCGTGAATGTACTGGTCGATTTGACGAGTGCTGATCCCCCACTCGCTTGAACCATATTGCTGGCATTCGGACCGGGTAGCACCGTTTGCTAAAAGGCGAGCGATGCGGTTAATCCGCATTTGTTTTTGGACTTTAGTGGAGTCTTTAGCTGGCATGTTTTTACCCTAGGACGTTCCAGAAGAGGACTGTACCTTTGGAGAGTTTATGACATAGTTCCCAGGCTTTTCTATCGTAGTTACCGCAGGAGGGAAAAGGAGCGTTGTAAGAGCAGGACCAAGAAAAGTCTTTTGGGTATTTGTGGAGGGTAACGTTTGAGGGGTAGTTTTGTTTTTGATTGCGAGAGGATAAGCCTACGATTACGCCATTTACCGGGGTTGGGTAGAAGGCTTCACCGAGACAGCGAGCTAGCATCCCAGAACCTGTTGCTGCCCATACTTCATCAATGTGTCCGACCATAGAGCGTACGTTACGCATCTGCTGGATGAAGGGATCAGCAGCTTGAGGGACATCGAAGCCTAGGGGCAAGAATAGTGCGCCGTGTTCTTTGGCGTAGCGTTTTGCTTTGGACTGGACGTTAGACATGTACCCGTAAGGTACTTGATAGATGGTGGCGCCATTTTTAAGGGCTTTTTCTTGGCGGGGGTGGAGTTTAGTTCGCTTGGCGTAGAAAAGGGTGATTTTAGTATTTGTGCGTTGTCCCCATACTGAAAGGGCGTAAGGAGCACCGCCGCAGAATGGACCGCCAAATACGACTTCTTTTGCGTCTTGAACTAGGTAAGGCAGGAAGCGCATTTTGGAGCCACCTGGCACTTGATCATCGCGGACGATCAGAAAACGGTCGTGGCGGTCGATGATGGGTGTTGGTTGCCACCAGAGGT